GAATAAACACCTCACCATCATCGGTGGGTGAGCATTGAATTCACTACTACGTCCCTGATTTCTAACCGTAGATTATAGGGTACCTTGCCCATTCAAAAGGTAGGTCTAGTTACTCGTATACAAGACTAACTTGCATATGGTACATTGACATTTATACTCAGTGTCATACTGGTGGAATTTTCAACTAAGTTGGAATGTTAAATAGACGTAAATGTCCCTAATTTCGGGTGCAGGTGCTCTTGGTGAATCCAACTACCAAACCCACTCTCTCCTAATTAAGGTTGCAAAGACATCTTACAAAATTAACATACTAGCTTTACAATTCCAATTTTGTATTTCTTTTTATTAATTTTCTTTCCTGATTTTAAGACGCAGGAATGGATAACTCGTCTCCGTCCAGAATGCCCCGCATTCACACAAACTTATTGTCAATTCATTACACAACAAGCATGTAGACGTTTCTCTTGGAATGAAATACAAACCCGGTAATGTGATTTTCATCACCCCTTCAGTCTCGCGAAGAGTAGCAGAGAACCGGATTCTTCGTCTAAACGACGGTAATATCAACGGGGAGCGGCGAAATATATAATGTCCCCGTGAATGGTGCAGTTGATGGAGTAAACGCAAGAAATGTAATCGTCCCTGTGTTACCGTCTGGTTTCATAGTGAAAGCATAACTGCTGACCTGTTTTTGTTGCACTCTAATATTAGTTACATCACCTGATATGTTCGTACCTCCAGCATAAACATTTAATGCTAAAATATTGCTGGAAGTAGAAGCTACCGAAGGTGGGTTGCTATTAGCTGCAGCTCCGGCACCACTAAGCTGGATATCAATCTTAAAATTTCCTGAACACTGTGGTGCAAACTTAAGTGCTAACGAGCCTGACGTGGTAATCAAGGGTGAGCCAATAAATTGACTATTATAAGAAGTTGTAGTATTTGCACTAAATAAGTTTCCTGCAGCTATATCTGCTGGTGCAAGCGTAAGCGCTTGATTTGGGATATTTGGTAATTGTGGCTGTGAATTGAATCCCTCTACATCGTAGGTTACAAACAATTTATGTGTTAAACCTGCTACTGGATTTCCAATACATGCAATGGTAACATTGGCAAGTGCAGTGAGTCGAAGATCATTAGATCCTCCAGTTGATGAGTTGTTAACAAATAATCTACCCTCATTCATAGTTTCATCACTTTTGCATTCAATTGCATGTTCACCATGTTCGTATGACTTGATAACTGTTTTGAAAATCACATTTTCCATTTCGGTTTCGGAATTGAATGATCCATCATTCACATTATACTTAGAAGCCATCAAAAGCCCCCCAACACTAGGTGTCGAAGAAACAATTGAATTTGCCCCGAAACTCTTAAGATAAAACACTAATCCATGGAATTTAAAGCCTGTCCACTTCTTCTCAAACCATTTGGATAAATTTGGAAAAAGTAATTTGTTTGTAGGGTTAATCGGTTGATTATCGAGCAAAATTTTAAACAAATCGGTGGTGACAATAATGTCCATTATTTTTTCTGTGTCACACATCCTACAGCTATTATTATTGCTGGTTACAAATTGTGGTATGGTATTTGATTTAACTGAATTTGAAATTATTTTATAATCTCCACTACCAAAAATTTTTGAAAGGAATGATTGTGCTCCGCTGCCAACTGCTTGCGCCAGATCACCGAAACCTGGTAAGTATCTTTCAACAACATCTCTTACGGGTCGAGATGAGACGTTGTTAGATTGTTGCGGTTGGTATTGCTTAACACCCACTCCCATACGTTTGCTCTTCTTTTCGAATTGTCGCATTGCTTGTTTTGCTTTGCCTTTAACAGCTTTAATACGATTTTGCTCTTTCTTTAACGCCATTGCCTCCTTTGTAAGAGGTCCTATAAATTTCTTTCTTGTCATGCTGGATATAACAATTAGGTATTCACTAATTAAGTCTTGGAAAAGTTGGATTTAGTCTAAGTTCCTTTGTAAAAACCTTAGTGCGGCCGCGAACTAAAGGTCCTATGTGGTGTGTCTTAAACCATTGCTCTATGTACTTCTGTTCTAGTGGTAATAAACCAAAGGCCAAATAAAGGGAACAACGTGTGTTGTCATTCACCTCTAAATTCTGAAATTTCGCATTTCTATCAACTCTGGCAAGAAACGAGTACTCATCAAACCCTATCTTTTCTAGGGAACTTTTCTTTTTACTATAGTGATTGCGCCCAAGGAAATCAAAGAAATCCTGATAAATCGGGACTCCATCATAAATAATTTTACCCATTTCCTTTATTTGTGTTAACCAACTGTTATATTGTGATTCATTGTTTGGAGCATTTATCATAATTGAGTCTTTAAGAATTGATTTGTATGGATTTTTAACCATTTTATAACCTTCAACGGTGTAAACAGGATTTGCCTGACAAAATGTGTTCTGTTCAAGAACCCGGGTAATTGGTGTTGATTCAATTTCAAACCCATAAGACAGGAAGTATGGCTCGAGAAGTTTATCCAATAACTTGATATGCTCATACTCACCTATAAATCTATTATCATCACCATCATTAATTACCGTAATTTTATCTAATAAATCATTTCGTTTTAATAAATTGTGCACAAGGCACACAACAATTGTTATGTTGCCCATTGAAGTATTTGGATCGCCAGTCATACGACCGCCATCCACTGTAGTACTCAATTTGTATCCATCATCAGTGTACCATCTTATGTGGTTATGGTACTGCCTCTTCAAATAAGAGCCGAACTCAGTTCGATCATCGCCAGAAAATGGGCTTAAGAAAATCCCATGTTCAAATCTCAAAGCTTCTGGTCTTACATGTGCGTCGAATCGCTTGCAGTCTATTCCTATACCTGCTGGATTGGTATACTTATCCCAAGCTGCTTTAAAAATCTTTCCTCTTTCTAATAACGTTAATTTCTTAACGGCAGCAGTGTACCCAAACATATCATTTAAACCATTATATATATGCTCTTCGACAGGGCGAAAGTAACGCCCACTTCTATAATTATACAACCGAGAACGGCATTGTATAGCTCTTCCAATGTAACTACTTGGGTGGAGTGGTTCCCCATCCTTATTAAATTTGAGAATATTCTTCTCTTTTTTCATATGGGGTCGAACATAATGTTCATTACGTTGGTATCCATGATAATGGAATTGTTTAATGCTTTGTCGCATGTCTTGCTTTTTCGCTCCTTTTGTTGTTTCAATCATTTTATTATCTGAATAAGGAGTGATAGTGAACTTTGAAAGATAATTTCTAAGAAAATTTGATTGATATTTTAAAGTATGTGCAAAAATTCCTGGTTCACAATCTGGTGGTAAGCGGAACGAACCATCTGGTTGTTTTACATATAAAACACGTTCCTTTAGACTAGTAAGACAGCTTTGTAGATCATTGTTAACCACAGTCATTTGAAATTGTGGACTTAGACCATTCACAGCTAAATAAGTTTTTGTCATGCCTGGTGCCCGGTTATACCTTCGTCCTACATGGGAAACATGAATTTGGTCGCCCGGGGCTTTAGATTTAAAAGACGTTCGCGACCGCATCCATATAGGACTGCATTAATTGGTGTTGTTATCAAACCTAAGAGCATACTCGTCAAATAATGCATCTGTAGGATGAAAACGTTTATATTCGACCAAAGCTTGGGCCACTATTTCAGTGAAATTGTTTTGATATACGTTGAAGCGTGAAAAATGTTTTTTCAAATAAGCATCTGCTTCAGCTCTTAATACAACACTATCCAATTTCCTACTCCCTAAACTCTTTGTTCGTAAATGGCATGCTAAATCGTGTACTGGTGAGGCCATTGTCAAAATATCCACCTCCTTATTTTCTACGATTTCTTCGCCAAATTCCTCATCTTCATAAACCTCCCTAAATCCTGGAAGTGGCGGTAATTCTGCATCCCCATTAGCAACAGCATTGTTATAAGCTTGAATCATAAGTGCATCCGTTGCTACTCGATTAATTGTGCGCTTTGCAGAAACGTCCTTAACATATTTTTTGATTGTAAAGTCGACCTCGCTCTCTTTTGTGAGGTCATCATCCTTATCAATCGTAATACTAATGTAGTCATTCTCGTAATCAGATTTTGGCTTGACATACTTAGCTTTGATGAACTTGTGACAAGGAATTACACAAAGTTCTTTTGTTGCATCATTGAGATCATTTGCTATACCTCGTAAACATGATTTACCGGAGTTGGATCCGATAATACAATACACTAGGGAAGTAATCGACGAAATAACGGGAATTGCGAGAATGAATGTGCTAAACATGATGTTGGACTCAATTTATAGTAGTTTTCTTTCTACCGCTGGAATGGCCAGAGACCTATTGGTGTGCTCCATTACTAAAGTAGTGGCAGTGAGGGAGCTAAGTACGTGGTTTTCAATGTTGAGCGAAGTAACCTAGCACGAAGCCTTTGGGGCAACATGTTCTTCTACGGGTTATCATCATCTCTCCCACCTTACTTTGAACCGTTCACTCCAAAATGTACAGTGCTAGGAGCAGAGCACAGAACCCAGGGGATGGTAAACAATAAAATGTTTTCGCAGGAGGAAGGATTTGGTAAAGCTGCACAAAGACTGTCGCGCAGTTACCCTTTCAGCCAGATCACCGTCCGACTTCACCAACCTTCTTACCCC